CCAGGTGGAGCATTACTACCCCTTACAACTACCACGGCTGTAACAACTGCAACCCAAGACACAGTTACACTTGCAGCAAATGCAGCGGTAGCAGTATCAGATGGTGGATATGTTTACGCTTCAAGCGAAGATGGTTACATTGTTCGCCAAAAGGGTAAAACAAAATATCTAGTTGTAGGAACAACCTCAGGCAGAACAGGTGCATGTTATACTGCTAATCTGGCAGATGCGGCACTTACACCAGGTACGATGAGTATTACTGCAACTAAAGCAGACACATCAACCATACGTCTTAATACACTTAATGACTATTGGGGTGTTGACTTTACCGCGGTAGCAGGCAACCCAGGCGTCAAATATGTTGCTAGTTTCAACGGCGCAGGTGCGGCACCAGCAGGTACACTATATGAAATAGTTGATATAGAAAGTGCTTGATATTTAATTTTGCAGCAAAGAAAAGACCCGAATTACTCGGGTCTTTTTATTTTATAGATTCGTGTATCAATGCTATCTTTTCTTGAATTATTTTATAATTAAGGGTATTAAATAACCCCCTGTGTAGTGGTTTAGGGTAATTATCTTTGTTAACCCAAGCAAATCCAATATGTTCATGATTTAGTTTTGGAATGAATTCTTCATCAACCATAGAATAAAATGTGTGATACACAAATTTATTATCAGCACTAGTAAATTGTTCTATTGGAAATAATTTTATATCCTCTGGCCAGTATCCTATTTCTTCTAAACACTCCCTGCGTAGGGTATCTTTTAAGGTTTCTCCACGTTCTGATTTGCCACCAGGTAGACCCCATTCACCGGGTGACTTTGCTGAACGCAATAGGAATAGATGTCTACCTGTGTCTCTAGCATAGAAAATAACACCTACTCCATTTTTTTGTTTTTTATATAACAATGTTCCAGTCCCCTTGACTGTACCAACCTTCAACAGATTTCATCCAACCACTACTTGGCACAAATCTGTACTGTGTGCCTGAGTTTAAATTTGTTACATATTCAATAGTTGTTTCTGTGTTAGAATCAAATGATATAATCCATGTAGATCCATCAAACTCAATGATACTATTTTCTGCTGCACCATCAACCAACCCAGGCCAGGCTGATGTTTGTGTTGATGGAGGTAAATACCCCTGTTGCTCTGGAATTTCTTGTAGGATTAAATATCTTTGTCCAGTTGTTGCAGCCGGTAAACCACTACCAGGCCACTTTTGAGTAGGATCAATTGCGCCATTTACAGAATCTAGGGTATTTTGTGGTAGGGTATCCACATCAACATCAAACAATAAAAATCGGTCATCTAACGGATTATAGGTTATTGTTCCTTTAATTTCAGTTTCTAAGTATGGACTCTGTAGTGATATCAAACTAATACCAGGCCTTACTACACCATACGCATTTAGCAGTGCAGACCAGTACACCGAAGTGTTAGGCTCAGGATTATCATTGAGATCAAAATTTGATGGATAAAATGGTTGATCTTCTGGTAGTAACTGTAATTGTCCGTTAAGCAGTAATACTTTATATCCATAAGGTGTTATTTTCTGCCTAGTGCCTAATAACAAATCCTCATCTTCTATATCTTCCCTGTATTGACCCCGGAATATACTGGCTATTATTTTTTGAATAATGTTCATTTTAGTTATTTTTGCAGGGCCACTGATCCATATTGGCATATAAAACTTCCAACTAAGTATATCAATTGGATTACCAGTGCCCACCGGTATACTTCTACTAGTAAAATTTATGCCATCCTGGTACACTACACTAAGACTAGTCCAATCTATGAAGTTATCAGTGCTTTGTAATTCCATACTAGGATTGAATAGTGTTCCTATTTGCTCAAGTAGTTCTAATTTTTGATTATAGTTAGATGTCCAAAAATCTACATTAATCCTTAGGGTATATGGCACTGGCATTAGACGTTCAACTGTAAATGCATTGCCCTGGGTAGTTTCAAATTCACCAGTTTCGTCGTTATATGCCCGTTGGCGAACATTCATCTTATCTACATAATATGGATCCTGAGTACGCCGTTGATCGTACTCTATACCTGATATATAATATGTTATCAATGGTGTACTTGGCATATTACTTGCACTATTATTTGCTATAATAGTTGATGCCTGTCTTGAAGCATCGCCGTACATTATTGGAACACGTTTTATTATTGGATTCCCAGCGGGATCATATCCAGCAGTAACTGACCAATTGCTTAAAATTCTAGCAAATTGCAGCAGAAACCGCTTAATTTGGTTATCCATAAAATAATCAGCCATATGTACTCCTAGTATGTTTGTTTAACGATTCAGTCTGGTTGTATTTTTAGGATCTGACTTAATCCCTGCCGTGACGGTATAGTAGTCCCCTGGGCAGTAGCAACAGTTGCTGTATTGTTAATGAAAGTACTTATCAGACTTTCATCACTAGCTGTTAAAGTTGGGGGCGTTCTTACATTCCTGGAAATTTCAATCCATCTTTTCCCATCAAATCTAAACAATTTCTGTGGCAAGTAATCAATTCGTAAGAAATAATCGCCTATAACTGCACCTGCCGGGAATGCAATTCCTGTGCCAACAGGTTCTCCATTAGGCGCAAATTCATCACCAGTTAAATATCCAGCCAACCATCCGAAATTTCTAGGTGTACTACGCCTGATAAAGGTGAATCTTGGATCAGCATCAGCAAGATAGTCCATGTCTGGGTTAGGAGTACCAGTAAAGTTATAACTAACCTCAACTGGTGTGCCAGCGGGTAGAGTTATTAGTGTTGGATTATTAACAGTTATTGTTTTAGTTGTAGTATTAACAGCAGTAATACTGGTTACAGTGCTAAATGCTTCATTGATCGTTCCATTACTACTTGGAAGTTGTGCCCGTACTACTAGCCCCGTAGTAAACCATGATGGTATAGTTTGCAGCGGTATTACTGTTGAATTTGGTGGAATACCAGCAGCAGTTGTGGCAGTATATTCTATTACCTGATCACCGGTTGCATACGTGTTATCAGCGGTACCATATGGTCCAGTGGAGGGCCCCACACCTAGTGGTGTTGCTAGAATGTGTGTACTGCCAGACACGGGACCACTACCACCATCTGTTAGTACTGGGTTTGATATTGCCGATGATAATATAAAACCATTACCAGGAGACAAGTCTAAATCTGCAGGAATAGACTGTTTGGGTATACGTAACACAGTGCTACTAGACAGATATCTAGGAGATGAAATAGTAGTTATCATCATTCCTCCAGGAGTATCATTATCCTCTACTATTATATTAACTGGAGGCGCGGGGGTACTACCATCATAGGTTGGTAGGACATATAACTGGTTAACATCGTATCCTGATTTTGGAACTAACCGTGCTGCTTCTTGTAAATTAGCATCATTAATTTGTATATTTTTGTTGTATCTACTTATAACATCCCTCAAAGAAAGTTCAGTACTTAACTGCCAATAGTCTGTATCGGTTGGAGGAGTTCCTGGTGGTACTGGTTGAGTTGGAGTATAAATTTTATCACCGTAAGTTATTGTATATCCGGGCTGATAGGACTTTGTTGGATCCCAATCGCCCATGTAATTATCTTTTCTTATTGGTTGACTTAGTATGCTAGAAAATTCTTGACTATCAACTAGTGGTTCACATTTAATTCTCCATAGGTGTGGCCACCAAGTAGAACTAAATCCTTCGCTGGCATAGTTAGCATCAGTTATTTGATAGTACCGTCTTAATCCAACGGGTAGTGATTCATTTAGGGGGTGCCAATCAGTTAGATGCGGTAACTCAAATACATCACCAACCATTAGTTTTCTACCTATAACATCAATCATGTCATTGTAGTGTACAGTAACAAATATAATGTCATTGGTTAAAAATAAACCAAATTGACTTAGATCAAAGTCAAGATTTTGAACGTTATAGTGCCCACGTAGTCTATATATGTTTGAATCATATTTCCTATCCCTGTTTTCCAGGAATAATAGATCCTGTATGTTAGTCGCCTCGTCTGTTGGGTAGTGTGGTAGCGTTGCATCCTGGCTACCAACTGGGTTATTTGATCCTATATATTTGTGGATGTATAAATCGGTAGCACCAACAGTGAACATCTCACTAATTGTACGGTCAAAGAATCTATAATCTGCTGTTTTTTGGTCTTTCCAAAGTGATAATTTTGGCATGTGTTGGATATCCTACAATTATTTATCGTGGAATAGTTTGGCGACCACTTGACAAAAAATACGATCTAGGTTTATAATACTAACTAATATAATTCTGGACTGTAAACATGGCAACCCGTGCATCTAAAGTAAGCAAAAAAAGTGTACCCGACGGTGTGTATATTGCGCCAGATTTGCCGGTGCGTGACTTGGACTTGAAATACACCGGATTTGAGCCAATCTTTACCGAACAGCCTGCTGAAGAGGCCAGACGGCTAGCAATGACCAAAGCCTTT